GGGAGTAGTCCATCGGCGTTTTAGTGTTAAGGCGCCGAACCTCGGAGACAGAGATAAATGTCTGTCACTATCGAAGGTGAAGCTGTTGAAGATCTTGCGATCCTCTTGCCACGCGGAGTCCCTTTCCGGGGGACCCCCTCGCGATCTCAGCTCTAGCTTCAATAAACACTTTGTCAATGCCGGCCACCCAGTGAGCACATCCTTCTTCAGGATAGGCTCCGGGACCAAGGTTCGAACTTCGAACCTTTGTAACCGGCGACAATACCGCGCGAGATTTTCCTTCTCACGGGCAAATCTCCATCCAATCCCAGAGCAAGTGGCGGCCACTTGGGGTAAAACCCCCACCACCTCCTCAACATACTTAGCCAGTAGTTGAGAAGTACGGAAGAAACCCCTTTCGTGCAAGAGGTTACACGTGGCCACAGAGGAAACCACAGCTCTAGAATCCTTCTGACTACGCGGAATTGGCGAGCGAAGATAAATGGGAGTAACATCCCTACCTTCGAACGCATCCATCCCGCAGGATTCCCGGAAGGATCCTAACCAATAGGACTTCCCCGGACTTACTATACTCCCGAAACCACGGAGTGTAGTAATAGTAGTCTCAACCTCGTCAGCGGGAACAAGTATGTCATCCCCGTAGACGTAGACATCACGCATCATATCAGCAATTGATGTGAGAGTGATGGGGAGATTGTTGTGCTTCAATCTAGCAAGTAACACCAAAGTGGTGAAAAACATCGCTTCGATTGGAAAACACAACGCGGAGCCCATGGATGCGAACTTATTCAGATGAATAAGGTCGAATCCATCCACAGCTGCAAACTGAGACCTAGTGGAAAAAACTAAGTCTCTAAGCAGTGGATTTACATCTAGCATTAACCAGATCAAGTCCCTTGGGACACGATCTGATGCTGATGATAAATCCAAAGTGGCAAGCCGTCGGGTAACCGATGATTCAAGAGCCAACTGCTGATTAACTGACTGGTCCGTGAAATTCACGTGACCCGCAGTCAACCAGTGGTGCTCAAGAGCATCGACTACCCTTTCCTTGACGGCCTGCTGCGCCATTTGCATGGCTACAGGCTCCATCGCGATTACGCGGGGTCCCTTTTGAGTTTTCGGTACAGTTACTACTCGTACCGGCATCTCTCTGGGATCGGAAACAGTGGGCACTTCAAGGTCTGAATGATACCAACTTTCTTCGGTATTGAACAAAAGTTCACCGAGCCGAAAGTGGGCATCAAGACCTGTGAACCACGGAAACTTTCCCGGAACATATTTCTTGTTACCGGTAATTGCCTCCGCAGTTGAACCAGGGCCGTGACGAGGGAGCAGATTTTCTGCATCCATCTCACGACCGAAAACGGTTCCCCACAGTAAACGACTCAGCGAACAGAAATGATCCAATTCTAGATCATCTATATTCGCTAAAACCCTGCCAACTTCGCGATCAATTCGCACAAAATCGCATAAAACAGCTCGTTCACGAACTGCTTTGCAACTAATTCTGATCTTTTTGAAAAAAGAACAGATTTGGCGAATTGAATGAACTGCCTCTGATGACGGTTCATTACGTAATCTCCCGCTCTGTGTGCAGAACACGAGACTAGTGAAACCTTGCAAAAATGCAGGGAGACACCGTCGTTTCCTCCAACCAAGGAAATGGCTAGAGTTTACCTCACCTCCTTCAATCGCAGACATAACGTCCGCGAGGAAGTTTGGTAACGTGATTGTCAGGAATGACAATCCCTCGTGCGCAAGGCGTCTCTCCAATGTGGAGATATCCTTGTATTGCACCACGGTTGAACACTTAGACGCGCAATCCTCGAAGAGGACGCGCATCAAGTTTGAGGCTTTTTGCATGTCTTTTCATACCTCCGTTAACCGGTAGGTAGTACAGCCATGCTCTCCGCGAACCTAGTTCCGGAGTCTCTAGTTAAGCACGATTGCTCTTAATGACGGTTAGCCAACATTGCTGACACGTTATCAGCTGTTAGCCACGCCTTCAGAGCATCCACAAGTTGAATGATCTCCGCGTCTGAGAAGCCAAAAGTTGGCTCATCAACAACGAGGTAGACCCCCGCCTTCTGATAGGAATTTACTCCCGTCAGAGGATCGGGCGCAACAACTGTGCGATCAATTCGTGACATTCGCCGCGTCCTGTTCCTTGTCTCCTGATGGGAGATTCGAAGGGACGTCGTGCTGTCTCCAGAAGTGTAGAGTGAAGAAGTTTTCTCACTCTGCGTCCGGTGACAGTCCACGTCGACAGCGTTTACTGTCAAGGTCTGCGGTGATACGAACATGGTAGCCTCCTAACATACGTTAGAGTTTCAAAATCGCAACCGGGATATACCCAGTGCGGATAAAATGGCAGTCTTCCGGGTGTCGAAGTCCGGGAGACCAATGTCAAACCCAAATGGGCCTGCCACCGCTCGACTTTTCGTCGATTGAGTGACAGTAGCAGTAACAGATACCTTAGGGAGACTCGTATGAGACCCCTGCGGCGTCTGCGTATACTGATAGAGCGAAAAGCTAATTTCACGTCTAGCCGATAAGGAAGTTGACCTCATTACATAGGCCTCCTTCCCTACAAGTTGGTCATCCATGGCAGACATCAAGTTACTTATGACGTCGCCAGTGTTGGAAAACCAATCAGCTAACCAGCTCCATGGCAACACTTGCCAGAGCTGCTCTGGACCTATTTCTAGGTCGAAGAGGTGTTTTATAGCCTTCGCCTTACCCCATTTTGGATTATTGAGGCCAGGTATATAATACCTGAAACGCGCCGAAAACCAACTCCGTTCAGAACTTGTCATGGTGTCTGTGCCATAGGCACTTCTAACACCATAACTTGGCGTCAACTTTCCCACAGCTTGTCTGTGTGTGAAAGAAGACACCGAACTGTCGGAGCCGGAACTCAGCGTGCCACCTCGAGAAATCCACCGCCCATTATCCCGTCGGAGTTGAGCGATGTTACGGTCAACGGAAAGAATCCCGTTGTACCAACTTCTCACGTCTGACAGGAACGGTTTCCAGCCGAATTCATAGGCGAGATACTTGTCGCCCATATCGCGAAACGCTTTTACACGCTTTGCGATATTCTTCAGACTGGAAATTTCTCGGAGCTCAGCAATACTTTGAGCTCCCGAGACCTTAGGCTTGCCTGGTTTAAAACGATTCCAAGCTGAAGCCCCCTGTCCTGCACATTTATCAAACTGGTCCGACGGGGTTGCATATGCAACTCCTGATGGAAGAGTACATTGGTAATCACCATCATAGTACTCACCAGCTTGATTACCACCTGAGTAGGTATATTTCATACCAGCCCAGTTGGAGCAGTGACTAAGGTCAGCACGGACTTTAATACTAGAGAAGGGGCCACCCGAACGGGATCCGTTGGGTTGCCTGGGGTTCTTCTGGTCACAAGTTACCTCATGACTAGAATATCGAGAGCCACGGACAACTCGATTGTAGAGCGGGTTGGCTATATTATTAACCATCCCAAGCTCAATCTGAGTCGCCTTGACTCTCCCCCGTTCCCTAACCCTGGCAAAAGAGACCATGCCTCAAACCTCCAATTAAGAGTTCAACAACG